CTTGCTGATAGTTTACGGGTTTTAGCTTCCACTGTTTCCTTTAGGATTTGGATAGCTAGTCTGTTACCTGGACGACCTTCTAGAGCGGCTGTAGCAGCGGCACGAGGGTTGGCAACATTTTCGTTACCAGAGTAGTAACGTGCAATGTCAAATGGGCTTAATGCTTCTTGACCAGCAGTTACGCCGCCGCCCAATGTTGGAACGGTGTCTGAGTAACGAACTCTTAGTGTGTGAATCTGTGCTACGGGGCCTGTCATTGGTTGAACAGCGATGATTTCATTCGCAATAACTGTTGGCATAACACGACGTATAACAGGTAAAATAACCTTGTTTAGTGTAGCAACGTTACCGGCAGATGTTGCACCAGCTGTAGCAGCTTCTGTTAGGGGCACTCTGTTTAGAAGATCTTTACGAGTGTTTTCTAAACAGACATCCATAACTTTCTTTCTATTACCATTTAAGCCTTCTAGTAGAGCATCCTTTGTGCTCTTCCAGTGGCTTTCCATTAGTAGATGTCTCATTTTATGATACTCCTTAATATTAATTTAGACCAGCTAGTTTACGTAATTGTATTACGCCTGGATCGTTTTCTTTTTCGCCTAAATCTTCATTTAAACGGGTTTTTCTGTCGCCGGTAACGGCAACACTTATTGGTTGTGCTGTTTTATTAGTTTCAACCAAAATCTTTTTAACTTCGTCACTTCTTACGCCTGTTTCACGTAATACTGCTGGAAGGTATCTCTTGAATGATTCATGAAGTTTTTCTGTTTTTACCCCTTCAAGTAGATTGGACATTACTGTCTTTTGATCTCTTGCTAGTGGTGTAATAAGTTCATTCATAATTCTTGATCGTTCTGCTCTTTCTTCAGCAAGTTTTACCTTGCGTGAAGCAATGCTCAATTGGGTTTCTTTTTCAACAATTAGATTGTTTTTCTTAGCCAATTCCTTCTTTACTTCGGTGATCATGTTCTTTAGTTTCTTAACTTCTGAACCTTCACTTAAGTAGGAAGTCATGTATTCTGCTGCATAAGCTTCAAATATCATTCTACCAAAATTGTTTTCTCTTGCCACTTTTAGGTCTTCTTTTAGTTGAACCATTTCGGTTTTCATAGTTTCTACCATGGTTTTTTCAACTAACTTACTTGCCTTAGCAATGAAAGCTTTTTGTGTTTCTTGTATTTTCGTCTTAGCAGTTGATTCAAGTTCAACTCTACGTGCTTCTATCAGTTTCTTATCTGTTTCAAATTCACCAAGTTCTTCTTGTAGCTGAGTTAGAACAAATTTTTCTAATTTTGAAATTCTGTCAGCGAATGCATCCTTGTAATTAACACGTGATTCACGTAATTCTTTGTGCAACTTAATTCTTTCTTCAGATAGTTCCTTCTTATCTTGCGCAAATTCTGCAATTTCACCTTTTAATTGGGTCGTTACAAATTCCTGCAAATTGGTCATATCTTTGTGAGCTTTTGCTTCGTATATTTTCTTAGCAGAAGCAATTTGTCTATTAAGTTTTACTCTTTCTTCAGCTAGTGCCTTTTTTTCAACCGACATAGCTTCCAATTCTTTACGTAGTGTTTCAATTACAACACCCTTCATTGATTTGGCCTTTCGGGCCATTGCTTTTTGAGCAGCATTAGCGTTTTCGCTGATTTTCTTCTTAGTATCGGCGAACACTTTTACTTCTCTTGCTAGGTGCTCATTTAAGAACATTTCCATTGTTTCGACTAAATGACCTTTATCATGTTCATAACGTTTTGCCATTTCATCACGGACTTGTTCTTCAATTTGCTGTCTAGCCTCAGAGAGTTTTGTTTCCCAAGCTTCAACTAATGCATTTTTGATGCCTTCGTTAAGCACTTGGTTTTCTAATATTTGCTTTAGTGCATTATCCATTATTAAACTCCTTAGGCTTTCAAAGCTTTATCCATCCAGCGTAATACTTCTTCTTTTAAGTATTTCTGAGCCTTTGGATCGATTTTGACGGATGTGGATAAGTCTTCCACAATACCGCCACGATTCGAGTTAAAGATATCATAAATCTTTCTCTCATATACTGCGTTGGGGTAAGCATTAGGAGCGGAAGGACGTGCAACAATATCAACTGTAATAATTTCAAATTCAGAAACTTCACCATTTGATTCGTTAACATTACCTGAGCCTCTTGATGATACGCCCAATTTACCACCGCACTCTATTAGTGTGCGGCAGATATTTCCCATCGGGGTAGGAACAATCTTAAGTTTACCAAATCCCTTGCTGCCATCCATCCACATTTCTGTAATCATATGGCTAACGCGGTCTAAATTAATCTGTAAACCTTCAGGGTGATCTGCTTCACCCCAAATTGTTTCGCCCTTACGGACTGTGTCATTAATAAGGTCAACGGCTGCTCTTATTTCATTTACCGGATAAACTCTTTGATTGTGATTTTTAACACCACCTTCAATAAAAATACCCTTCATGTAAAGATCCTTGGGCTTACCGGTTTCCTTATCGGTGCCGCCGCCTTCAAGAAGAATCTGTGCTTGATCCCAATTTAATCTTTCTGTGAGCAAATATGACATCATTAATCCTTAGTTTCTCTTACCTTTATTGGTAGGAACAGGACTATGCATGTTGCCTTCGCCGCCTTCAACCGAATTCAACTTTGCAGAAGAATTGCCTTCACGTGAAACTTTTGTTAAAGGATCCTTGGCTTTTCTTTCAACGTTGCTTGGTTTTTTTGATCCATTACCAGTTTTGGTAGTTGGCGGAGTTTCCATTGCAAACCCGTTGTGTTCTGAACTTTTACGTTGAACTGGTCTGCTACCCTCTCTATCTTCTACTTTGTGCATAGGAATAGGACTATCAGTATTTACTGCAAGCTTTTTCGAAGCGCCGGTACCAATTTCGGCTTCAGTGTTTTTAGCATTTACTGTTGAAAGTAAAGACATTGCACTTTCTTCTAAATCGGCAAATTCATCTTCATCTAATTTGAATTCTTCGTCTTCGTCATCTTCGTCGTCGCCTTCGTAAACACCATCCATATCACCGTGACCCGGTTTTATAAAATCCTGCACAGGGCGTGATCCTTCGCCTTCAGTATCATAAATATTTTCTTCTACGGCTTCTTCGTCGTCGCCCATATCTTCTGAATCAGAATACATGTCATCGCCCATGTCGTCGCCCATGTCGTCGTCCATATCATGATCTTCGCCTTCTTCGTCAGCCATTAACTGTTCAAATTCAGCTTTTAGTGCTTCTAGTTCATCTTCTAGTTCACCTAATTCTGCTTTAAGATCAACCGTTGTACCTTCGCCTTCTTCGTCAGCATCCATGTCATCATCCATTTCACTTTCACCATCTTCTAGATCGGCGTCAAGTTCCATTTCTGCATCACCCATGTCCATATCATCGGTTGTTTCTTCATCTTCGTCGCCTGCTTCATAAAATTGTTCAGCGGCCACTTCATCGGCGTCGTCATCAAGGACTGCATCATCCTCTTCAACTAGCTGATTATGTATCTCACGAGCTTTTTCAACAAACCATTCGTGAAGCAAAGCAGAAGCTTGCTTTTCGTTTTCGTTTATTAATAGCTCTAATACTTTCTCGAGCTTATTTGTCATTCTACATCTCCAATTGTCCAAATATGTTGTAGTTTGCTTTATATAGAAATTATTCTATTGTTAATATTTAATATATTTAGTTATTAATACTTGATAATGCCCCTAAAACTAAAGATTTTGACAAAATCTATGTAGTTTACTACAATCGCAATATGTTAAATATAGGGATGAGTAAATGAATAATAAGTTATTGCTAGGTTGGGGCATTTTGTGCAATGCTGTTGGCAGTGATAAAATAATTTTTGTATCACATAAACTTGGAACCTCAAGCAAATTAACAGTAAATTTTACCATATCTATAAATGAAGCAAAAATATTTAATTCTTTTTATTCTGTGTTGGACGAGTATAGGAAAATTATTAGACATAGAATTAATAATATTGAAGAAGAAGAACTCAAAATAATTAAAATATATGGCGGTTATGCAGAGATCAATTTATCCGATGATTTGTATCTTAATGAAATACAAAAAAGGGCCATTAAAAAATTAGAAAAAGATGAAATAGCCGCACTAGGACTTGAACGAACAGCAATGTTTAGCAAATTAGATGAAGTAGAAAAAAATTTATTAAAAGAATTTTATCCTACAGAACATATATCAGAAAAATAAAATTATAGCCCGCCACTGTCTTCAGCGGGCGCGCCATACATTACACTTAATAATGATTGGCGTTTAATATAATCAAGTTGACGGACTGCTTGAATTTTCTTTAACTTGTTTATATGTTTTAATGTTAACTTGGGTTTACGGGTGTCATATAAACTTTTTACGCCGTTTGAGCGATATTCCTGAAAATATAAATTGTCAAACTCATCCATAATAAAAATCCTTTTATTTTATTTATATTATAGAGTAATTTCCCCGCCGGGTTCTCCGCCTGCCGCGCCGCCGAGTTCTCCGCCTGCCTCGCCGCCGAGTTCTCCGCCTGCCTCGCCGCCGGGTTCCTCGCCGAGATTTAAATCGTCAGCACCAAAATCTCCACCGCCAACGCCAACATCGCCCAAATCAACATTGGATTCATTAGCAACGCCTGCGTCAGTTCGGCCAGTTTTGTCTGGGTTTTCTTCTTTCCACAATTTTTCATTTTCAAGTATTTCATTTTCTTTAAGATTTAAGAATCTCTTTAATAGGAATCGTTTACTAAAGTATCCTATGTCACTCAATGGCTGAAATACATTTATTTGAGCACTATCAATTTCAATTTGTCTATATTTGCTAAAACTTTGCGGTTCATTAAATCTCAGTTCAAATACAGAAGTATCTATATTAATGCCTTTTTTCTTAATATATAATTTAAATTCATGATCAAAAGATGGAGTTAATAACTCCTGCAATCTTTTACAAAATTTAGCAAATCTATATTCCTGTATATATGCAGTGCCAACTCTACCGTCAGTATATGTAGTATTGCCATCTTCGGCGCCGCCGGGCAAATAACTGCTGGGTATTCTCAATCCACGACGTAATTTGTTATCAAAATATAGTAAATCATCTATCTGTCCAAGTTGGTCGCCGCCGGGCAATGTTTCAACTTTACTTCCACGGCCTTCGGCGGTTGTAGCAAAGAAAAAATCTTCCAACATACTATTTTTAACAAATATTCCAGAATCTACAGCAAAATTATGATGTCCGTGCCATTTTTCTTTTCCATCTATTGTAATAGTACCTGTATCAATCTTTTCGCTTAACCATTCAATTGAAACAACTTTATGGTTGAAGATATTAGCTTTTGATTTAAAATCTTTCCAATTTTTATAACCAAAATGTTGTAATGTTATTAAAATTACTTGTTTTGTAATTTGGTTCGTTTGTATTTTAAATTTTTTAGATGGATCTGGCTTATTATTACTTCTAATTTCATTTAACAATTCTTCATTATATTGCTCGTTTTTTACTATATCAATCAACTTATAATTATATTTTTGTGCTAAATTATGTATAATCTGAAGCATTTTGTGAGTATATACTTTATTTTGATTGGGTTTATTTTCTTGCCATGTCTTAGCAGAAGCTAACCACTTATTTTTATGATCTTGATGAGTTTTAAAATATTCAATTCTTCTTTCTCTAGATTTTTGGTTATACTTTTCAGCAAATGCTTCGTCATTTTTTCTTTTTTCTACAAAGAGTTGTTGAGCTGTTCTAGCCTTATTTCTAACAACTTCTTTTTCAGCTTCAGATAACATATTGAATTTTATTTTTAAAGTATTAGAAATTTTATTTTTAATCCTAGCGAGTTCAGTTGCAGGGGCATTTTTCCAATAATCCTGTTTCAAATACGAATGGTATAATAAATGATCCTGTTTATTCATCCATTGAAGATTTCTAGGATCGTTATTAAATCTATTAAAATCCTTATGATGTATAATGGTTTTTAATTTCTCCTTATTTTCTTCTAAATAAGTAAATTCTTGGTGTTTATTGATATTCTTGAAAAAATTACCAACAAGCCTATGTGAAAATACCCATTTTTTTGATTTATGATCAAAAACTTGAACATAATCTCTATCAATAGTAGATAAACTTTTATTTCTAGTTTCAAAACTCATTAAACTGTCAATTGGTAATATATCTTTTGCTTCTATATACCCCTTGCCCCAAACCGGTATTTTATGATCAGGGGTACAAATTAAAGTTTTACCATTATCCAAAATTAATTTAATAACTTTTGTATTTGTTCTAGTTATTCCTGCCCATGTTATATTACCCGGAACTATTTCTCCAGTTTCAGGATGTATACTATATGTCCAGTTTTCTCTGCCATTTGCATATTCAACTATTAATTCGTTTAAAGTTAATGTCCTACCATCCAATAATGGAATTCTAGTATCCAGACTTAAACAGAGTGGATTATATGATGCATCCATAACACTGGATCCACCGCCTGTTCTATTGGGTATTCTGCGTTGATGTATTTCATTTTTAACTCGTTCAACGAAGGCCATGGCTTTATGTGTAGGCATGTTACCAACATCAATATAAAAAACTCTTCGTTCAGGGGCACGTTGAACACGATAAATTATAATGCTGTCCTCTAGTAATTCTTTTTGTTTATAAACCTTATAAATTGCTTCAAGTATAGAATTTCCAAATGGCCAATTATTATCCATACCATCACTCAAACTTATATGCACTATATCATCACTTGATATAAAACTAGTTAATTGACTGCCCGTAACATATCTTCCTGTTGCAGTATCGCCGCGCGCGTAAGATTGGGTTAGGGGTCCTGGACTTCTGGCAACTAAACCGGTTGTTTGTTGATATGCGGGCGGTGGTGTGGTGGCCGCCAAGCTCTGCATGTTTGGATCTAAATCTGTAACAATATAATGCTCTGGTTTTTTCCCCTTGGCTTGATTAACAATAATACTTTGCACTTTGGCAGGGTCAATCCATAACCATTGATTAGTTTCCGGGTCCCTAATAAAAAATTGATCACCATATTTGATGGTATTTCTAAAAATCTTAAATATTCTTTGATTAAATTTATT